GCATCCCGCGTCAAGGGCCGCATGACGGAGCAGCGTGTTCCCTACAATCTGCGTGAGACTTCGCGCATGCGTCTGGCGGATTGGTTCGCACAGCGCATGGATCAAATGGTCCCCTTCGCGGCGTAAGCCCGAAGTGATAACGGTGTGAATTGCTGGGACACCCTAAAGCCTTGTTATAGCCCTTCGGGGTGATGAAAAAGCACAAGGATACATGGGAAATCAGCAGCCAAGGCTTGTGAGTTCTGATTAAATAGTTTAATCAGAGGCTATGCAGAGGAAATGCAAAGTTTGTGGGTATTTGAAGGTCTTAACGGCCTTTCCAATATCCGACGCCACCAGAGGTTATCGCCGCCACGAGTGCCACACTTGCTATAAGCAACGGCATCGCGGCTACTACAAAGCGAAACCCGAGGAATACAAGGCGCGCGTTAAAACCCAATGGGACGGATGGGGCAAGAAAGCCTTCTTTGATCTTCGGGCAGAGATACTCGATATCCTGGGCGCGTGTTGTCAGTGTTGCGGTGAGATGAACCCGCTCTTTCTGGCGATTGACCATGTTGATAACGATGGAGCCGATTGGCGTCGTCGCTACGGGCAAGGTCGTCGTGGATTGCGGGCCATTAGGCGGCATATAGATACCGGCGAATGTCGGTTTCAGGTGCTTTGCCATAACTGCAATACCGGCAAGAAATTGAATGGCGGCGTTTGCCCTCACAAGACAGGTTCAACGACTATCCCCTCGCGGGAGTAGGGCCAAGCGGCCCGAAGTGCACCGCACCCTGAAACGGGTGATGATATAGTCTGGTCTGCATGGAAACATGCAGCAGGGTCGGCGTGGTTGGCCGACCCGGGCGCGGAACTAGCGAGCCGCGTTGAACATAACGGTTTCTTTTTTCAACCAGATTTGCGGCAACACTGCGGTAACGGATACGCGCTTCACCGGCAACAACGCCACGATTGCGCCGTCCACAAACCGCATTTTCTGGGCTGGCGGTAAATCGAACGACCAAGGCCTGGGCGCTGTTGACACGTTTACGCTGGAACTGATCGACATTGCCCGTCAAAAGGCAGAAACCGCGTCGATTGCGTCCAGCACCGGCCCGCTAATTCGCCCGATTCGTCATGAGGGGAATGACTACTACTGCATGTTCCTGCATGACTATCAAGTTCACGACCTGCGCACCAACACTGCGTCGGGCCAGTGGCTTGATATTCAGAAGGCGGCGATGCAAGGCGGTGATGTCCGCGACAACCCGATTTTTACCGGGGCGCTGGGCATCTACAATGGCGTCGTGCTGCACAAGGCAAGCCGTGTCACTACTGGGGTTAACTCCTCGACCGGTGCTGCGATTACCACTGCGCGGCGTGCGGTTCTGTGCGGTGCGCAGGCGGTATGCATTGCCTTCGGTTCGGGCAACGGGGCAACCCGTTACACGTGGAACGAGGAAATGTTCGACTATGGCAACCAGTTCGGTGTTGCCGCAGGTTCAATCTTTGGCCTCAAAAAGACCAAGTATGTGCCTGAGAACAACTCTTCAACGAATGCGGAAGATTTTGGCACGGTGGTAGTTTCCACGTATGCCATTCCCGCAGTAACCTCGTAAGGAGGGCCTGATCATGGGTCTTAATGCAGGAAAGGGCCAAGTGTATCACCATAATATGGTGCATACGCTTACGGCCTACATAGACAGTAACAGCGCAGCGACGGTATCGCTGGGCTGGCTTCCGTCAGGTGCGGCGGTTATCGGTTCGGGCGTGAGCGTTTTCGCGCCCTGGTCGGGGATCGGCATTGAGGCGGTTGATCTCGGGTTTCGCAATTCGGAAGAAGGCTACACCGCCGATCCGAATGCGTTCACCGAGACCATTCTCGGTCTCGACGTGGCTATCGGGCATATTGCGGGGGATGTCGTTTCGGCGGCAAACAAGTATTTCTCCGAACCTGCCGAAGCCATTGCGACAATCACCAACACCAACAGCACTACGGGCGCGGCACTGGTCTATGTGACCTATGTCGTGCGCGAAGTCGCGTAAAGGAGGCTATAATGGGTAAGCAAGTCAATTCGGAAGCGCCGAAAGAAGTTGCCAAAGGCTGCAAGGGCGGCAAGGGCGGCATGGGCGGCAAGGGCGGCTACTGATGCGCCGCAGACAAATATGGGCGAGGGCGGCGGAAACGTCGCCCCTGTCTACTCCAGAGCCGGAAATGAGCCTTGAAGATCAATACAAGGCGAAATTCGGCAAGGCACCACATCACCGCAAGAAGCGCGAAACGATAGCAAGGGAATTGCAGGATGGCGACACTTGCTGACATTGCGCTGACGGTTGCGACACAACTTGGCCGGGTTAACGCTGCGGCCACGGCGATTACGGACCTTGCGAGCGAAATCAAGGAAGAAATCCGCAACAGCATCCGGTTTTACAACCGCAAGCCCATTCACCTGACGGAATGGCGCGGAGGGACGCTGACGCTGGTGGCGGCGAAAACATGGTATTCGACGGTCGATATCACGACAGGCGATGGCGATCAGGCGGCAGGTGGCAGAACCATGCTGAACGTCAATAACATCATCAATATTCACTATATGCGGGAAAATCCCGGCGCATCCGGGTTGAACGAGCCTCTGAGTTATGTTCCCTATATGCATTTCGAGCGCATGTTTGAAGGATCCACGCCGCAGGGCCAACCCGAGTATTACACGCTCTATGCGGGGCAGATCGGCATCTGGCCGACACCGGCAGCGGAACATCTGGTTTACTGGTCGGGCACGGTCAAGCCGACTGTGCCGATTAGCGACAGCGGCACGTCGATCTGGTTTGATCAGGCGAATGAATTGATTGAGGCCAGTACGGCGCGGCGCGTGTGTTCCAAGTATCTGCGGGATAACGAGCGGGCGCAGGTCTATGCGGCAGAGGAATTGTCGGCCTATCAGGTTGTTCTGGGTGAATACACGCTGAAGGCGTCCAGCAGGCGGCTGCGGTCACATGATTGAGGTAATGCCATGAACCCATTTCTGCAAATGCTGATGTCGGGGCAAATGCCTCAGACGGGCATCCCGCAAATGCCACAGCCGCAACAGGGGCAAATGCCGTTTGCGCAGGCGATGTTTGGGCAGACGCCATTCCTGCAAATGCCGCAGATGCAACAAGGCGCTGGAATGGGGCCGGGACCGATGCCAATGGGTCGTCAGAACCTGCCGGTCGGATTTGCCGAACGGCGCGGCATGGGCGCACGTCCACCCGTTCCGCAGATGATGAACAGCGACCCGAACCGTGGAAAGGGATGGGATAAATAATGCCCGTTGTGGACATCCCGTTTGGCGAATGGCTCCCGAGCGCGCCCAGCTTCAAGAACCCCGGCTGCGTCGTGGCGGATAACGTCATTCCGGCAGCGGGCGGTTCTTACAAGCCGTTCCCCGCGCCGGTTGTGAGTGCTGGCGCGGATGGGCCGGTCAAGGGCGCGCAGCAGCTATTCGACAACGCGGGCAACAGCATTCTGGTAGGCGGCACGGCAACAAAGCTATTCACGCGGCGCACGTCTTTGGCGGCAACGTCTGGATATACCGCCATCCCGACCGGAGAATATTGGGACTTCGCGCGGTTTAATGATTTTGTCATTGCAACAGGCGTCGGCAATTCGCCGCAATATCTGTCGGACATCGAAACGGATGATACGTGGTCTGCACTTCCGGGGACGCCGCCGGTTGCCAAGCGAGTGGCAAAGGTTGGCGAGTTCCTGATGCTGGGCTGCATTGCCAATGCGCCGAACCGCATTCAATGGTCTGCGTTCAACAATCCCGGAGGGACATGGGGGACGGACAGGCTGACGCAATCCGGCCTTGCCGATCTGGATAGTCAGTTTGGCGAGGTCATGCGGATTGTCGGCGGTCGATACGCTATCGTGTTTCAGGAGCGCGGCATTCAGCGGCTATCTTATGTCGGCCCCCCGCTGGTGTGGCGGGCTGACGTGATCGAGCAAGATCGGGGCTGTATCGCGCCGATGAGCGTGGTGCCGGTTGGTTATCTGGCCTTCTTCTTGGCGCAGGACGGATTTTACATCACGGACGGGTCAAGCGTTCAGCCCATCGGCACCAGCCGGGTTAATCGGTGGTTCTTTGACAACGTGGACCAGTTGCGCATTGGCGAGGTTTGCGGCGCGATTGATTGGGAAAATGAAGCGGTAATCTGGGCTTTCCCAAGTTCAAACGGCGTCGGCCTGGATCGGGTCATGGTGTTTTCGTGGGCGCAGCAACGTTGGAGCAGCGCGACAATCTCGGTTGATTGTTTCGTCGGGTCTCAGGTGGATGGCGTAAGCCTTGAGGCGCTTGACGCGATTTATGGCGACCTGGAGAACATCCCAGGTTCGCTTGACGATCCTGAGTTTGCCCCCGGTTCGCGTGTCTTGGCCGCATTCATTGACGGGGATTATGCGACGTTTTCAGGGTCTCCGCTTGAGGCCGCTTGGCAGACGGGCGAGGCACAGCCATCTCCCACACAGCGGTCATTCGTGAGCGAGGTTCACCCGCTTATTCAGGCGACGAATTGGGACACGCAGATATCCATTGCGATGAGGGACAATCGCGGCGGGCAGGTGTTTTCGCCATTGAAGGAAACCGGCTGGAGCGGCTTTGCGCCGGTTCGAGGCGAAGGACAGAAGGTGGCAATTCGTATGATCAAGCCAGCGGGCAGTGACTGGTCTGAGGCGCAGGGCGTGCAGGTCAGATATTCCGGGGCGGGCGTAAGATGATTACCGCAGCGCAGAGCCTCTTGCAGACCGGACGCCAGAGGCAGGAACTTGAAAACCGGACGCAACTCCGCATCCCCAAGCCTCTTGGGGTTACGCAACTGCAAACCACGGTGACGACGATCTACACGGCGGGCGACGCGGCGGATTTCGAGATTGGCGGGCTGATCGCGTCAAATGTGACGGGCGGGGCAAGCACGATCACGATCTATTTTGTTCCTCCGGCTGGAACGGCTGGAACGGCGAACGCGGTGGCGGTGGCGGTGGCCTTGGCGGCAAACAGCGTGACGCGACTATCGCAGTTCGATGGAATGATCCTGCGGCCCGGTGCGTTCATTCAGGCGCTTTGCGGGGCGAATGATGCGGTAAACCTGACGGGCTGGGGCTACGACTATCAAGGGGCTTACGCGTGATCCGTGGAATACCGGCATATGAATACATGAACTATCGGGACGAAATCGCGCCGTTTCTTCGCAATTTCGCGCAGCGCAGCCTGGGGCGGTGGACGTTTGAAGGGCTTGAGATGGATATTCTCAAGCGTGACCGGCAAATCTGGTGCATCAAGGACTTTCAGGCATTGGGCATGACGAGCGTAGGGATTGAAACGGTTAACATCGACGCTTGCGCGGGGCTGCGGCGGCATGAGTGGAAGGAAGCCTTTGACGACGCAATTCGGGCCTGGGCGGGGCAATTGGGCAAAAAGCGCATCATAGCACTGGTCAGGCCGGGCTGGTCTCGGTGGGGCAAGACGCGGGGCTACCGAGAGACGCACCGGGAAATGGTATTGGAGATATAAGATGGGCGGCAGATCGCAAACCACGACACAGAAAGCGGACCCATGGGCACCGGCGCAACCGTATCTCAAGGACGCACTTGCGCAGGGTGAGGACTTGTTTGCGCGCGGCGGCTTTGCGCCTGATCCGTATTCTGGGCAGCGCGTGGCGGGCTTCGGTGATCTGTCGCAGATCGGGCAAGGGGCAACCGCTTGGCAGGCCGCTCAGGGCGCACCGCAAATCGGACAGGCGGCGGATACGCTCACCAGCATGATGAACCCGCAGCAGCAACAGCAGCGGCTAGAGGCGGTCAAGAACAACGCGCTTGGCTCTGCGGTTCCGGCTGCGGTGGCGCAGTTCGCCGGATCCGGCATGGGCAACAGCACCTTGGCGATGGATACGGTCGGACGGGCCGCGACGGATGCGGTGTCGCCCTACGACTACAACGCTTATCAGCAAGAACAGGGCCGCGCCTTGCAGGCCGCTGGCATGGCCCCGCAGATCGAATCTGCAAAATATCTACCATCGCAAATGCTAAGCGCAGTCGGCGGTCAGCAAGACGCAATGACACAGGCGATGATTGATGCGCAGATGCGGCAATACTACGAGGGGCAAAACCAAGAGGCGGATGCGCTGGACCGCTATTCTCAGATGCTTCTGGGCTATGGCGGGCAGGGCGGGACGCAAACCAGCACGCAAAGCAGCAATCCTGGCGGCGCAAGCATGATCGGCACCGGACTTCAAGCTGCATCGCTTATCCCGCTCTTGTTTTCGGATCGCCGCCTCAAGCGCAACATTCGTCAGATTGGCAAGACACCGGGCGGGCACAATCTCTACTTCTACAATTATCTGTGGAGCAATGA